ATGACCGGGATGTAGCGATAAGTCTTCGTCGTGGATACCAACGCGGTCGAAACCGGGCTGGAGATTGTCGATGTCAGCGGCACCTTGTAATCGTCCAGGCCCGTGATGGTCGTATCCACGGCGACAGCACTCGTCTGCGCGCCAGACAGGGTCACGGTACGCGCGACGCCCAGATCGATATAAGACGTGCCATTGATCGTAACCGTCGTGGTGCCCGTGGCCGCAGCCAGCGTCCAGCTGCCGCCCGATACCGCTGCCGCCGCGCCAATGGCCGCCGCGTCTTTGGTCGGGGGAACGATGCGGTAAACGTAGATCGGCGAAGTCGCGACACCCGGCAGAACAGCGCTGCCGTTGCGGGACCACTGATCGCCTACACGAAGATACGAACCGGCATGGGTAAACGGCATGATCAAGCCCTCCTAGGCCGGCAGTCTGTGATGCCGGTCCTTACAAAGTGGCCGGCGGGGATTGCCCCCGCCGGCCGTTCTATTACGTCACGCCCTGCGATCCGAAGCTGATGCGCGGGTTCGACCAACCGAACGAATAGCGTTCGAGCGCCTTCGTCTTCAGGTTGTCGTTGTCGAACTCGGTGAACATGTCGATTTCCAGCTTCTCACGCTCGTAGTACTTGAAGCCGGCATCGGCATCGGTCTTGATGATCCAGCCGTTGGTATCGGTGAAGAACTGGTTCACGCGATAGCCTTCGGGGATCATCTGCGTCGAGGCGATGGGGTTGATGTCGTTGTTCGCGGTGTCGGTGCGATACTTCGACCCCAGCAGTCGGTCGGCGGTCCACGCTAGCTGCGGCGGCACGACCAGCTTCTTCGGCTTGGTCATGACGATCAGTCCGGCCTGGTCCTTGAACTGCTGGATGATCACGTTGGCATCGTTCAGCGCCGTCTCGTTCAGGTCCGCCTGCGTCGTGAACGTATTCTGGTACGTCCCGCCGTCAATCGGATGGCTGGTCGAATACAGCGGCTGACCGTCACCACCAGGGTAGCTGGTGGAGAAACCGTTGTTGATCACCGATGCGCCGAGCACTTCCTTGGTCTGCAACATCGACCGTTTCAGCGCCGATGCCTGCATCGGGAACTGGGTCTTATACAGATTGTCCTTCAGTGCCTGCCGCGTGACGATGAAGCCAAGCGACACGTACTTGTGGATGTAGGTCGTGATCCAACGCTGGCCCATCGCGTTATCGAACGCGGTGGACGCGCCTTCCGCCCGGATTTCCGCCATGCCCAGGAGTCGAGTTTCGACCTCGATTTCCTGCTGCATGATGGAGGTGTGCCGGTCGAAAAGCTCCGTCCACTGGGACGGATACATCGGGTAGTCGCCAAAAACGTCCGCCAGTCCGGGGCGGAGGAGGTTGGCAATCGCACTTGTATTAATAGCCATTGCTCATTCCTCCTTACACGCCGACGGTGCCGGTGCCGCCCTTCAGCACGTGGTTGTTCGCGACCACGAGCCAATTGGCGAAACTGCCGACAGCATTGCCGACGCGGGGGTCAAGCCCGATCACCTTCACCGTCCACGTTGCCGTGGTGGAAAGGGTCGAGTTGTCCAGGGAAACCAGCGAGATTCCGCCACCCGTGGTGGTGGAAGCCGCCGTGATCAGCAGGCGTGCGTTCAGGAATACGTCGGTCAGCGCAAGCGGCGTACCGGCGGCCTGAGAGCCATTCGTTTCCTGGACCGTGTAGACCACGGTGGGGTCCGTGACCACGTACGCAACCGGGATCGTGCCGGTCGCTACCGTCGTGGACGCGGGCCAGTACTTAGAGTTCTGGAGCGTCCGGGTGGTGTCGAGATACTGACAGCCCATGAAGACACCGAGAAGCGGACCAGCGGAGACCGCTCGGCCAATGGTGCCGTCGCTGAGCTGAGTGACAGGGTCGCCGTAGCCAATCGTCGTAGCATACCCGGACGAAATGCTCAGATTCTGCAGACCACCATTCCAGGGGCTGCCATCCAGGTGCATGATCGGACGAAGGCCAAACGGCGCATTGGTGCCGTATGCCATGAGAAGTCCTCTTCGAGAACGTGCTTCAACAAGCCGCGCGTGGCGCGCTCATGGCCGAGAAATACCGGCCCATCCAATGCCGCGTCGGGGAGACGCGTGGTCTGGTATTAACCAGACACCAGACCGCTACCATGGGAAGTTATCGCGTGGCAAGAACAATCTACATCTGGTAGGATGCAGGTCCCGTAGTGGCGGTCTCCCGACTGCCCTCGGCGTTTCCTCCCAAACTAAAAAGCCCCGGGACTTACGTGCCCGGGGCTTTCTTTTGGTGGCTTGGCGACTACTGCTTGATCGGCCGTCGATGCTCGAACTTCGTCTGGTTCGCGTGGACCTGCAGCCGGTTCTCCGACATGCCGGGCCCATCGACCGCCGTGGAAATCGACTGCGACACAGCAGCGTTCTCGGCTTCCTGGTCATCCAGGCGCTCCTCGAACTGCCACTTGTCGATCTCCATCAAAATCTGGCCGCCCTTGCGTACCAGATTGTCTGTCTTCTCACGCCCCGGAAGAGCCGGCGGCTTTAGGTCCGGATACTTGGCGGCGTCAACCGGGGTCCAGCCATCCTGAAGCGCCGATTCCACGCGGCCATCGTTCGGCGCATTGTGGACGGTCTCGGCGACCCAGCGCCATTCCTTGTCCGCCGGCTTCACTTCGGGCGGGATAAAGAGGCGGGTGCGGCGATCCGCGCTCAGCTGCGGGCGCTGGGCGGCGCGGACATCGCGGTCTGCTCGTTGGCGTGCCATCGGTTTCTCCTTATTTCACGCGCATGTTGATTTCGACGCCCCCGATGTTCTTACCACGGGACTGGTCGTATTTGATCCGCGCATAATGTGCCTCTTTCTCGGCATCGCTCCATGCCTGCCCGGCCTTTGGGCCAGACTCATGCTTCTTCTGCATGTTGCGGGCGAACTCACGCTCCTCCGCCGATAGCGCCACGTTGATCTGGTTGCCATTCCGGCGGATGCCGTTCTGGACCGCGCCGTTATGGCTTACCGCCGCGTTCGGGCCATTGGCCTGCATGCGCAACGGCTGGCGCGACTGCGCCGGCTCATCCTCGAACATGTCTGGAAACTCCTTACGCACGACCTGGTCAATCTCGGCCAGATACGACGCCTTGCCGATCTCGGCCGCGCGACCCTGGCGACGCAGGCGGGCCTCCACCTGCTGCGCCACCCCGTGGGCGAACTGGCTCATATCGGCATCAAAGTCCGGCGAGCTGCGGTCGTACCAGCTGTTGTCCTTCATCCACGCCTGAACCTCGGGCGTAAACGCGGGCTGCTGGGACTGCTGAGGCTGACCCTGGCGCTGAGGCTGTTGGTTCTGCTGCGGCTGCTGCTGGGGGTTGCGCTGCAGGTAAGCCTCGGCAGACCGCAAATCAGACGTGTGCGAAGCCAGGTCCTCGATGGCCTTGGCCTCAGCCATGGCATCCCCGGAGTTCTTCGCCTCGATCATAGCCTGCCGCGCGCTAGCCTGCTTGGCTTTCAGGCTTTCCGCCCAAAGCCGCATCGACTGCTGCTCGGTCTGCTGGTTCTTCTGGTGCAGCGTCTGGGTCGAGGAATAATACTTCTTCGCTTCGTTTTCCCAGTAAGCGGCGCGCTCTTCCGCTTCCTTGCGCTGAGCCGTCAGCTGGCTGATCCGCTGCTTGGACGGCACATGGTTCTTGCGACGCTGCGGCTGATCTGAAGTCGGCGCGGCATCGATGCTTACGTCTTCATCGGCCTGCCTGTCCGCATCCGACTGCCCAGTGGACTGATCACCCCCTTCCTGTTTTTGGGGCTGGGCTTCGCCCTCGGCTTCGATGGTAACAGTCGTCGGTTCCAGCGACTCGCCAGACTGCTGCTGCTCACCATTCAACGGGAGCTGCGGCTGTTGTTCGGTCGCCTGCTGTGTGTTTTCAGTAGCCATTAGTTCATGCTCCCTTTCCAGCCACCAGGGCCGACCCAACGGTGGCCGCGAAGAATTTGCGCAACCGTCGAATACGGGGCCGAGAAGCGGCGGGCTACATCGCGGCGGCTAAGCCCCGAAGAAAACAAACGGCGCATTTCCGCCACGTCTGTTTCGGTATACTTGGCCATCGGATGCCTGGACCCGTGATTACCGCGCGCTCTCGATACCTTGTCCCCAGCATTTTCTAGGTACGTGCCAAGTCGCAGATGCTCCGGGTTCACGCACAGCGGCTGATCGCAGGAATGCAGAACCAACGTGTCTTCCGGCACCGGCTCGCCGGTCGCGATAGCCACAGACAGCCTATGTGCCCGCACTTTCTTGCCGCCAACAAAAGCCAATCCGTAACCGTTATACGTTACGGCCCCAGACCAAAACCAACACCCAGTATTGGGACACGGGGAAACGTGGTTTAAGAAACGCTCGTTTGCCCTAACCAAAGCCGCAGCATGACGGCCAGGGCGGCGTTTAATTTCCCGGCACTCAATCAAGTTCGGTCTCCCGCATTAATGCGGGCATGGGCATTGGGGTCATCAATGACAGCCATGACCTTATTGTCCGGGACAAAAGCGTAGGCCGTCCCGAAATAGTTATGAGCTTGGGCGCCGCCACGGTCGAACATGACCCACTGTTCCGGGGCGCACCACGGCCCACTTGGATACTGGTCCCCGCGATAACAATCCGGGCCAACACTCACCACCCTGCCAACCGGACGCGAGTACTTGTCTTCGGTCTTCGTCTGATCAGGCACGTAGATGCTGCCGATCTTATCCGGTGTTACCCAGATTTCGATGCAGACGTAGTACCCCGTCGCCTGCGGAACCTTCGCCGCCTCAGTCTTGGGTTTCGTCGTGACTGCCTTCAGCATCTTTCACCCTTTCGCCACCAAACATTTTCTTCGTCACCGCGTCGATGATGCCCTTCGCCTCATCGAGCCCCTTAATCAGCCCCGTCAGACGCCGATATTCTTCCTGGTTATCCACGTTCCCGTTGACTACGCGGCTGGCGTAGATAGCCATCTTTGCATCGATCTCGGTTTCGATGCGGTCCCTGTAATCGAATATCGACATTACGCCTTCGTCGTCCCGGGCTTGCTGCGGTCCGAGCGAAGGGCGTCGCGAACACAATCCGCCGCAATCCAGGCGGTATTCCACGACGTTGTCTTCCACCAGACCGGCTTTGTCCGGATCGCTTTCGGATGCCTGAACAATTCCGGGCTATCCATCATCAGCGCATAGACGTAATTAAACGCCTCGCGCCCCTTGGGCCCCCATTTGCGCCACTGCGACTTGGGCACCCGATATGTGTTCCTGACCACTAGCACTTCACCTTGCCGCCGGCCTTGTACTGCCCCTTGCGCACCTTCGCCGTGCCACCAGCAGCGAACTCCTTAGCCACGCCTGGACGCACGCTGTCCATCGCACTGCGCATCGGGGCCTTCATCGGAGGCACCGCATTCTTGCGGGCCATCTTCGGACGCATTCCACCTGTTTTCATGTCATCTCTCCCATATCTGGCTAACACCGCCTTCAACGGGCTTCTCGTTGTCCGACAAGTCCACGAAGGCATTCATCTTCGCGATACGCTCGCGCGAGTCGATTTCAGCAACCTTGGTCGCGAAGTTCAGCGCATCCTTGCGCGACTGCTGGTCGATCTTGGCGGCATCGGCCTGCGCCTTCTGCTCCACCTTTTTCATATCGACCTTGACCTGCTCCATGGCCACAGCAACCGGGTCCATGCCCCCGCCGCCCTGCTCCATCGCCTGCTGCTCTTTCATGACCTTGACGGCCTGAGCGGCGCGCAGCGCGATCTCGTTCTCGACTTCCGGCGGCATCTTCTGGCCAAGCGGCGGAAGCGGCTGCCCCATGGCCAGCTGGATATCCACGCGGAATTTCTGCGCGAAGTGTTCCTGGATATGAGCCAGGGCACCCGTCGCTTCCATCACGGCGGCATGAACGGCAATATGGCTGGCGTGGTCCTGGTATTCGCCCGTGGCCACCGGCTTACCCGTAATCATCAGCTGGTTTTCGCTGACCGGGTCCAGTGGCTGCGCCTGTTCCTGCGGCGGGAAAATCCTGTCCACGTTCTCGACGTTCAGCTCGCGCAGCAAGTTCACGGCAGCCTCACGCTGGTCTCCGCCAGCACCTGGCATGCCGGTAACCACACGCATCACGACCTCGGCGCGGAGCTGGCGCTGGGCGGAATTGGTGATGTTCGGGTCGGCCACCGGAATGATGTCGATCCGGTTATCGAAGTCCTGGCGCATGATGGCGGCCATGCCGCCCTTGACCGGGAATGGGTAGGGTGTCTCGGGCAGGCTTTGGGCGAAGAGACGACCCAACAGGCGGAACTCGTTCTTGAATGCCTCCCGCTCGCGCTTCATGATCGCCGACTGCACTTTGGTAGCCTGCTCAAGAAGCGCGACTGTGGTGCCAACCGGAGCGTCCTGTCTTCCGTCGCCCACGGCGATTTCGGTGTTGGCTGCCAATGACTTGGCTTCCTCACGCATCTTGTCGCGAAGAAGCATCGTAATCTCCGACGGCCCCTTGTAGGGCATCGGCATGATCGCGTCCTGAATCTTCATCCCGCCGGTCTCGATCTCGGCGAAGGTCCCGGGGCCGACCATGATTTCGGAGTTCTCGGTGCGCACGCCCTTCACGCGCACGCCGCCGGGGAAATTGGACAGCGTCCCGGCGTCCACGTTCTGGCGCAGCATCATCGTGCTAGCGCGGGCGGACCCGGCCAGAAGGTGGACATACCCGTAGCCGTAGAAGCCCTCGCCGGACGGGATCATCTTGTGGTGGACGTAGTGCTGGACGCGCTGGAAATTCAGGTCGCCCTCTTCCCAGTTACGCCTGATAGACAGCACTTTCTTGGAATAGAGGTCTATCGCGATGATGTAAGGCAGCGGCATCCCCGTAGGGGCCCCGTCGATCTCGTGCTCGAACCCAGGCAGATCATAGTCAACGTGGAACTCGCCGACCCAATGGCGATCATCGCCAACAGCCAACTCCGCGACCACGCCGATCAGCGCGTCATGCTTCGGCATATCGGCGGCGTTGGAATTGGGGGCGTCTTCGTCGGGCTCGCCTAGCGGCACATCCCGGTAGAAACCCTTGAGCTGCAGGGCCACCATCTCGCGCGGCGTGTAGGGGATCAGCTCGCAGGAGCGCGGGCAGCGCTCCAAGCTGGTGGTCGTATAGGAAACGATGAACTGTTCGGGTGTCAGGAAGGGCAGTGTTGGACGGCCAAGGCGCGGGTCCAGGTAGACCTTGCGGAACACCGAGCCCCAGCAGCCCAGCGCCATCGACATGCTATCGGTGTCTGGGTAGTACTCGGTCGCGATTTCGGTCAGAAAGTAATTGAACCACTCGCGCACCCGGCTGGCCTGATCGGCGAGCATCTGATTCTCGACGCCGACAATCTTGGTCAGAACAGGCCCGGCGGCCGGCATCATCTCGCCACGGTAGGTCGCCTGGAATCGAACCAGCGCCTCCATAAGCATCGTGTCGTAAGTGCCGCAGGCGTCCTGAAACGGGCTGGTGCGGACCTCGTAGGTCACACCCAGATATTTCATGCCCTCTTTGACGATCTTGCGGTACTTGGCACCCGACGCCCAATCTTCGTCCAGGGCGTCCAAAAGATCGATGGCGATACCAGACAGCTCAGAATCGCCAACAAAATCCGCCAGGTTCGCGTCGTGGGGCGCGGTCTGCGGGTCGGCCATAACGGACGGATTGAAGACGATCTCGGCGGAACCAGACCCGTCATCGGCTTCGACAACCATGGGCTCGCCGTCCGGCGGGATCACCGGGGAGTCGTCTAATACGATGTCTTCGTCTTCGAGCGCCGCGCGGGCAACCATCGCGTATCCAGACCTGGTAGGTCGGTGATGGTTGGGCACAATATGTATAAGGGGTTAACGTGTCAAGTTAGTACGGGCTGGCGTAATCCTGGCGCTCGGCCTCACGAGCGACTCGTCTGTAATCATCATCTGCTGGACGGGGGTCCTCGGTGTGGACCACCCAGCCAGACGCAGACAGCCGAAGCAGCGCCTGGGTCATCGTGTCCACCAGGTCGCGGGACTCCGCCTTGGGGAACAGCATGCACTGCTGGACGAACTCCATCGCCCAGCCTTTGGGGTACTGATAGTTCGGTGCTGAACACGGGATATAGACACGTCCGTTTTGGATCAGATGCGTCACGCCGCGCACGCGTCCGATCTTGTCGCCGAATCGCGTGGGGTCGAACGGCTGGACGCCACGAATACCCGCGCGCATCAGATCGGGGATCAACGTCAGGCCCGAGGATTTCGACTCGATCAGCACGATGTCCGGCGCGTTGACTGGATTGGGGCGCTCCAGCGGCTCATGGGTTTCGTCGTCCAGATAGTCGAACGCCAGACGCTTTACCATTTCGCGCAACTCGGGGTACTCCAGGCGGTCACGCCACATACTGAGTAAAAGCGCGGCCGGCTGGTTCTTCTGATCGCGGAACACGCCCCATGTCGTGCAGGCGCTATAGGCCGCGTCTTCCCTTTCGCTGGTCGCAGTGTCCCATGACTGCAGCACGCATTCAAAGCGCGGCGTCTCGCTGTGCTGCCATAGCCTGAACCACGCGCGCTTGATCATGCCGCCCTCGGCCGGCGCGGGGCGCTGCTGCAGCTGGCCGGCGATGGCGTACTGCGACCGCAGCGAGCGCTTCAGCGTCGAGATTTCTTCCGGACCCCAGCGCCCCTCGCACAGCGGCTCGCCTTCCTCTTCGCGCGGGTCAGTCCATGGCTTAGCGCCAGTAGACGGCAGCTTCACCGTCACACAACGCCGCTCCTCCTCGAACTCCATCGGGAGCACAAGGTTCACCATGTCAGCGCCGAACTTTTCCTGGAGGTGGCCCGTCGCGTCCTTTTCGTGGACACGCTGTTGGATGTTCACAAATCGCGCGGATTTCGGGTCGTTAAAACGCGTGGACAGCACCGTATCCAGCCAGTCCCGCGTACCTTCCAGCTTGGTTTCAGACAGCGAGTCCTGGGCGTCGTTCGCGTCATCGACCACCCAGATATCGGCACCTTCGCCGGTCAGCTTCGAGCCAGTACCCAGCGCGATGCGCTCGCCCCACTTGTCGTTGGCGTACTTATCTTGCCGGTCGATCTTCGGGTTGATCTTGTAGCGGTTGCCGAACAGGTTCTGATACCAGCGGCTTTCGATCAACGCGCGGGCCTTGACCGCGTCGCGCTCGGCGAGCTTTTCGTCGTGCGAGGCAAACCCGAACCGGGTTTCCGGAAACTTGGCCCAATGCCACGTCGGCCACGCGACAGACACGATGCTCGATTTGGACGAACGCGGGGGGACGTTGATATTGAGCAGCTTGATCTGCCCGAGGGTTACCGCCTCCAGGTGCTCGCAGATCGCGCCAATGTGCCAGCTATCCACGAAGACGCGGGCACCCTCGATCTGGTGCCACGCCTGCTTAAAATACGCGTGAAGGCTTTGTTCGGCAGCTTGGTTGGCTTCCCATTTGGCCAGCAAATCATCGGCGAGAATCTTGCCGACGCGGACCTTGCCATCGGGGCCTACGGTGACCGGCAGTTCTTTGCCGCCGTGCTTGATTTTGCCAAGCGTCTTCAAAAAGCTGCCCCGCTTCCCTTGTCCCCATCAATGCCCGGCGCAGCGCGTGCCGGTCGGCCTGAGACATACAGGGAAGCTTGGTTTGCTGGGACTGGCAGCCGCCCCCAGGAGTCAGGCCGACGATGAGCCCGTATAGTAGCGAGACATTCTCCGGCCTACAAGGTCTTGCGCTACGACCGCGCGTGCCCATTCGGCTTGGGTTTCCCGTCACCGGTCAGCTTCTCCACGATAGCTGCACCGACCATACCGGCCAACACGACAAAAGCCAGCAACGGGATTAAACCCGGCATCTGGATCATATTCAAAAAGCTCGTCATTAGGCTCTCCTGTTTGCCCGCTCCACCGCGATCCGCCCCATCGCGGCCATTCCTTCGGTCGGCAGCCAAGCGGCGTACTTGGCTTGGTCTTCGTGCAGCACTCGCATCTCACGGCCGGGGCCATAAGCAGCGTCATGTGTCTCGTCCGTCGGACGGTTCCCGAAGACCGGCGTGTCGTGCCGCACAATCACATCGTCCACGCGGTTCCAACACGGAAACGTCTTCGCAACCAACTCCAGCCAGTCATCCGTATAGCTATGCCAGCAGCACGGCGGCCCAATAAAACCCTGCGCGCGGACCAGATCGCCGGACAGGAATGTCGCGCCACAGACGCGGCCTCCCTGGTACGCGTAGTTCCCGTCGCTGCAGGACACGATGCCCATCGGGTGCATCTGCGCCAACAGCTTCGTGTCCCAGTCCTGGGTCTGCGGGATCAGGTCATCCGCCACGAGCCCGAACCACGCCGCGTCTTTGTGCTGCGCGTAGCAAGCATTGAGCCCTTTGATCAGACCCATGTTTGTCTTCGCAGCACCACGCACCCAGCCCGGCGGCAGCGGGAAATCGTACCCCGCTGCATCGCCCTGAACCAGCATCACACCGGGAGCCTTCATCCCAGTCGCTACGGCTGCGTCAAAGAACCGCTTAGCCAGGAGCGGACGCCTGTATGTAACGAGGAAGATCACGTTTCTGCTGCCAGCTCCAGGTAGTCCTTGCCATTCATGCCGAACGTCCACGCCGCAGCGTCTGCTACCTTGCGCATTTCTGGCGGCACACGCAGGAAGTAGGTTTTATAGGTGCCGTCCGGTTCTTTGGACGAGTTCTGCAGCTCCAAGAGAACCGCTGCTTGTTCGGGCGTTAAGCCCCCTGCGCCTACCCACATCCCGGTCCGCGACATCATCATCTGCCGGTCATCCCCAACCCGCCAAACCTTCCGCCACAGCTTCGCGTTCTGCAGACCCTTCGGTGGATTATTCCCGAACTCCCTCACCGCATCGGACAGCAACACGAAATTGCCTTCGCGCACGTAGCGCTCGTAGCCCATCAGGCGCATCAGCTCACGGCGCTGCTCCGCGTTCTGTTCATTGGTGACCAAATCAGCAGTGATTTTCTCCGGCTCCAGCACATAGCGCTGCATCATCCGAACGCCATGCGAGCAATAGACCATGGGCATACCCGGCATATCGGGCCAAAAAATCGCGGGGGCTCGTTCGGCATGTGGCGCGTTTGCATCGTCTAGCTGGACCACCGGGCGCGTATACATCACTGGTGCTGGCATTTCTGGCGAAGACAGATAAAGCCACGCGCCAGCCTCAACTGCCTCCAACGAAAGGCGCATCGCCTCAATAACCCACGCCGCCGGCTTACCGGATGCCTGCGGGACAGGATAAGTTCGATGTCGATTAATCGCCTGTGCTTGGAACGTATGCGCGCAGATCGTATCGTGAAGACGGTCGTAAGCCCAATCGCCGCTCCCGTGCGCTTTATAAAACCTGCCATCGCCCACCGTAAACCCAGTAGACGCGACTGGTTCTACAGCCCTGATAATGGAACCAGCCACGACCAGCGGAACATGGTGGCCAACACCCGGCATATCCAGCACGACAGGCACGGCGTTCGGCACCGTCAATCCGTCGTTTATATGCAGCAGCAGCGCCTGGAGCGCCCGGCCGGCCGATACCGGATCGGCAGGGTGGCGCCAAAGGGCCATCGATGTAGGGCTCTCGAAGCGCGCTTTCAGCGCCATGATTTGATCGATCTCAGCCGTTGTCGCCGGCACAACGCGCAAGATTTGCGCAGCCTCCGCATAGTTTCCGCTCATTAAAGACCCCGGATTTATTTGCTGTTGACGCAGCAAATGTTCAAGCTGAACGGCAGCAAGGCCGCTCTGGTAAATCCCGAGCGAGCTGGAGGCAGTTTGTATCCCCCAGCCGCCCATCCCGTTAAACGTCATCTAGTCAGCCACGTACCGCTGGCGCGCAACCTCCTCGCTGTCATCGTACTCACGCTGGCGCACGACCTCGTACAACCCAGCCGGCACCTGGATCGTATCGTGCTCCTCGTGGACCAGCTCGGCAGCCTCGTCCACCTTCAGGTAGCGACCCGACAGCGCACCGTCGGCCATGAACATCGCCACCTTCGGCGAATGAAACGCGTGGCTATGGCCCGTAACCTCACCGTAGGCCAGCACGACACGGCCATTGTCGCGCTCGACAATCTTCGCTTGCCCGCTTTCCCAGATTTCCTGCAGTCGCGTATGCGTGGCGGGATTGACTTCGCGAACCATCACGTCGCCCTGGCGAGCGAGGAATCTCTTCGACATCGGCGCATTCTCCTGCTTGGGTTGGGGCTGCTGCGGCGCGACCTGCGTCAGCGCTGGCTCATACGGACGTGGCTTGAACCAGTCCGTCACCGTCTGCGCGAAGTCAGTCAATGAATTTTTGGAGTCCATGATTTCTCCACGTTAATGGGTTGGACGGCCCCGGCAAGAGGTGAGGGCAAAGACACCGGGGCCGTCCACTCGCCGGATCAGGGGGAGGTCACCGACGGGCGGACGAACGCTAGCATACACCGTTTCCATTTGCAACCATGTTGCACAGACGATATACTTCGATAATTGGAACAGCAGGATGCATAAGATGGCGACGACGCGCCCACGCACACCACGCCGCGAGCTACCTCGGCGAACACACCCGACAGCTGGCATGCGGTCACGCGAGCTTATCCACCTTGGCAAGAAGATTTACGGCGAAGACTGGCGCACGAAGATGGCGAAGGAGTTCGGCGTAGACCGGGTAACCGTCTGGCGATGGGCCAGCGGGAGGTCCACCATCTCCGTACCGATTGCCATCGCGCTACGATCCAAGGCTTTATGACGTGCCGACGGAAATCCGCTGCCCGTTAAGGCCAATCAAAATCGAGCTAGGCTGTGACTGCCTCGCTGGGCGGCTAGTGGCTGGCAACTTCAGTTACGACACGTCGCCACCACGCTATCCGCACACCTGCACAAAATGCGGCAAACGGGTAACACTTGATAAAAGCTACCCGTACATCGAGTACGTAGTAGACGACCGACCGGAATAGCTTTTCCCTCTTGCCTGACGCCCCGACCTGAGCCACAAATAAACGAACGCCGCGCCCACTGGCCGGGACGCGGCGCTCGCCAGATCGAACACTGCCGGAGAGCAGCGCTCGGTCATCTTGTATCATTCCAAACTACTGCGCACAAGCGCGGGCGGCCATGCATGTCAGGAGACGCGCGTGGGGGAAATGTTTGCCGACTTCGCTAGTTCCGGGATCAACCTGACTTATCGACATCCTGGCACCCGCAAGACCACCTGCCCTCGATGCTCCGCGTCCCGCAAAAACTCGCAAGAACACTGCCTGTCCGTCACCTTCAACACGCCGCAAGACGTGGTGTGGAAGTGCCATAACTGCGACTGGACAGGCGGTACCATCCGGAGAGAAGCACCCATGACCCAACAAGCCGTCGTAACCGTGCGCCCCAACATCACGCCGACTGAACCAACGCCGGAATTGCTGGCCTGGTTCCAGAGTCGCGGTATCGAAGAAGCCACCGTCAGACGGATGCGGATATTTCAGACAACGCGCGTCTTTAATGGACGCAGCCAGAAAGCCATCGCCTTCCCGTACTACCGCGACAACGTGCTGGTCTCGGTCAAGTACCGCTCGATGGAAGAAAAAGCCTTCACGACCGAAGCCGCATGCGAGCAAGCGTTCTACAACGTGGACGCGCTCAAGGGCTGCGACGAGGTATTCGTCGTTGAGGGCGAGGTGGACGCCCTATCCATGATCCAGGCCGGCTTCGACAACGTGATCTCCGTGCCCCGTGGCGCACCTCAGCGCATATCAGACGGCGTCCCGCCGCCCGAAGAAGACACAAACTTCCGCTACCTATGGCCCGCCTACGACGCGCTTCGCCGCAAAAAGCGCGTCATCCTTGCGACCGACAGCGACGATCCTGGGCACGCGCTGGCCGAAGAGCTGGCGCGGCGCATCGGCAAGGACAAATGCTGGCGGGTATCCTGGCCAGATGGGTATGGCGGCCAATGCAAGGACGCCAACGAAACCCTGACAATGCAGGGATCGGGCTCCATCGCATCGGCCTGTCTTCAAGCGGCACCCTGGCCAATCAACGGCATCTACGAGTCCAACGCATTCTTCGACCAGACCATCCAGCTATATCGATCCGGTCGCTCCAAGGGCTACTCGACAGGCTGGGCCGAGCTGGACGAGTACATGACCATCCGCCCAGGCGAAGTCACCGTCGTCACAGGCGTCCCAAACCACGGCAAGTCCGCCTTCATCGACGCACTCACCCATAACCTAGCTCAGTCACTCGGCTGGAAATTCGGAATTTGCAGCTTCGAGAACCCACCCGACGAACACCTGTCCAAATTGGCGGAAATCCACGATGGCCGCCCATTCCGTGAAGGCCCGACGATCCGCATGACCGAGCCCGAGCTGCGCCGCGCGCTGCATTGGGTGGACCGGCACTACTACTTTATCCGGCTGGACGAAGACGAAGCGCCATCGCTCGATACGATCCTGGAGAAAGCGCGGGGGCTGGTCGCGCGATATGGGATCAACGGCTTTGTCCTGGACCCATGGGGCGAGCTGGACAACGGCCGCGCCAAATTCGTCAACGAGACTTCGCACATCGCGCAGTGCCTCACCAAGATCAGGCAATTCGCGCGCAACCACGCGGTCCATGTCTGGATCGTGGCGCACCCCGCCAAGATGCAGCGCGAGAACGGCAAGACCCCGGCGCCGAACCTCTACGACATCTCGGGCAGCGCGTCGTTTTTCAACAAAGCCGACATCGGCATCGTCATCCATCGACCGGAACCGAAGTCCGCGATCAACGGCAGCGCGGTGGACATCATCGTGGAGAAGGTGCGCTTCCGCGCGGTGGGTAAGCAAGGCACGCTGCGGATGAAATTCAACAACATCAACGGCCGCTACTTCGTGCCGGAGCCGGAAGACGAACCGCCGCCGCGATCCTACGACAAGGACCACGACGGCGATACGCTGCATTAGATTGGAGCCGGCGGCAGGACTCGAACCCGCGACCTGCGATTTACAAAAACGCTGCTCTAGCCAACTGAGCTACGCCGGCATTCCTTCTACTTCACCGCCGCGAGCTGCTTCGCCAGCGCCGTAACCTCGGCCGTCACGTAGCCGATATCCCGGTACACGTCGCCGTCGAACGAACGCGCCCCGATGCTATCGAACTTCGGGCAAAAATCGCCGGCATGGGCGCAATCAAACCCAAACCAATGGGTATCGTCCTCGCCATCCGCACGATGGCAGATCGATCCCTGCTCGATCCACTCCGCCCAAGCCGCGTAGTCCTCCAGATACGGACGGTTCACCTTCACACGCTCGGCAGCATCCCCGCGCGGGAATTTCTTCGCTTCCTTTTCCCACGCCGGATAAGCCGCGCGCATCTTCTCCCACCCTTCGCGGGTCGGCTTGCGGCAGCCACCGGCAAACGTCAGGCCGCCGTGAACATCAACAACCGCCTCCGGCGACTTCTCGCGCTCCGGCGAGCCCCACTCGCCATTACCCGAGTAGCCCATCCCATGCCACGGGTGACCCTTCGGCACACCAACGTAGCCACATAACGCTCCCGCGCCATTGCGCACAATCAGGCACGGCAGCCCCGTCTCCGGGTCCTGCCACTGGCGTTTGTCGGGCTCGTTCTTCCACGGACCATCGGCCCAATCGCTCTTGTCCACGGTCCGGTATTCAATCGTTTCCATCATCTGCTCCCGTTGTTAACCTACGCATTGCCCGCTGGCTTAGCTTCCTCCAGCTCGCCGCCCATCTTCTCGTTCAGCCACCGCAGCATCTCGTCCACCCATTCCTGCTCTTCGGCCCGCATGCAACACGCGGTCAGCATACGCACAGCCACGGGCACGTTCGCCTTCGGGTCGATGAGGCCGCCATGGGGGTCGGGCAGCAACAGCTCCCAGCCGCACATGCCGTCCACGGTCACCAAGGCAGCTT